TTTGAATGGACGAGTGCAGATTTAGTTTTTACTGATTTGCTCCCTGCTGTGCCTTATCCAAACGTATGGATGAACAAAACAATGATCAAGTCCAAACTTGAGGGTTTTCGTTACTTTAGAGGAGATTTAGTTCTTCGTCTACAAGTTAACGCACAACCATTCAATGCTGGTATCTTGATGTTGTTTTTCAATCCATTTGGAAATCAACTAACCGAACAACCATCCAGTTTAACTCACTTCGGTGGGGTATCTGGATACCGACACGTAACAATGAACATTGCAGAAGTTACTTCTGTAGAAATGCGAATTCCATTTATGTGCCCTCTTTCTCATTATGATCTGATTACGCAATCAGGTGATATGGGAACAGTTCTTTGTAAAGTTTACTCTCAATTAACTGGTGAGGCTAGCGTAGATGGTGCGCTATGGGCGCACTATGAAAACGTATCTCTAGAGATGCCTACAGGAATGCCTATTTTCACAGCCCAATCAGGCGGTGAGAAGAAAGCAGGCGACGTAGAAACTCTATTGAAAACTACAGGACGAATTTCGAAGAGATTCAATGATGTTCCAATCTTGGGAGAATTTTCCAAAACTGTGAGCTGGGCAGCAGATGCCGCAGCTCAAGTTGCAGGAATTTTCGGTTGGTCAAAACCAACAGACCCCGAATTTGAAACAGCAGTGAATGTAACGTATGTACGAAACATGGCAAATTTCAATGGTAAAAGTTTATCTAAGCCTTTAGGTTTGGATGCACGAAATGCCGTTGAAACACCTACAAATGTGTTCGGTACTGAAGAAGATGAGATGGCGATCTCAACTATCACGTCTAGATGGATCTATCTTGATAGATTCGACATGACTGATGCTTCGGCACCTGGAACACAATTGTGGGCATGGCCTGTACATCCGAGTTCTTGTAAAAAGTACATCAACTCGGGCAATGTTACTAACCATCACACATTCTTATCTTACCTATCTCAAACTTTTGAGTTTTGGAGAGGGGGTTTGTGCTATAAGTTTCTTGTAGCTAAGACACCGTTCCATTCAGGTAGGATTAGAATCATCTTCGCACCCGGTGCTCTGTTATCAACACCACTCACATCAATCAATCGAGACTTCTGTTATTCAAAAATTGTTGATCTTCGTGACACAACGGAATTTTCATTCTCTGTGCCATTTGTATCAAACGCGCTTTGGAATGCAACTCACAAAGTGAATGCAGACCAACCTGACGCTCAATGTTATGAAACCCCAACAGGGATGATTTACATTGAAGTTTTGAACAAACTCCGTAATCCTGATACCGCTGCATCTTCTATTGAATTTGTAGTGGAAACTTGTGCGGACGAAGATTTCCAATTTGCCTTCTACACTCGAAAGCAAATCGAATCTGTAGCAAGAATGACAGCACAATCTCGAGCTGATCCACTCTTCAAAACAAATGCTTTCACAGATGCGAAACCAAACAGGTTAGCAATGGGAGAAGTAGTCACATCAATTCGTCAAGTTTTGAAAAGATATCATAAGATTTCTGACTCTTCAATCACGCCAGCTACTGCTACTGAGAAGAACAAGGTTTATCCCTTTGTTACTACACAGAATGCAGCAAATGTGAAAGATATGTTCAGCTTCTTTAACGAAATTTACAGATGCTGGAAAGGTGGAATGCGAGTGATGTTGGTTAACGATATCAATGATACCGCAGCACCAACACGAGTTACATTAGAGCCTTACGGATTGGGAAATGCTACTTTTGGAGATTATTTCTCCTTGAATAGCGCGTGGGAGATGAATTCCATGAATGGGGTACCTCAGGTACTCTTTTTCTCTGGTATTGAAAATACTTTGGAATTGGATGTCCCATTCTATCAGCCGTATCCCTTCTTGCCAACATCTGTTGGCAAGCCTGCTTACGCAGCGGATTTCGACGGAATTCCACCTAATAATGTACCATACAATATGGGATCTAATCTCATTTTGGAGAATCCTTCCAATTTATCGATGTATCGATGTATTGGTGAAGATTTCTCATTTGGATACCTCTTAGGGCCTCCACGAAACTCATTCCCGATTGGCTAAATGCTAACTCACACAACACACACATAACCAAGTTCACTTGATGAACTTAATTACTAATCAACCCTTCAGGTAGATTCCCGCTACACTTTGGGCCTTAGAGCCAGAGTGTCAAGTCAAGGGGCGTATCACAAATACGTTTCTTGGACTGAAGTAGATAATTACAGCATGTAATTAAGACTGAAAATTTTTGGTCCTCGCTTAGCGGGGAAGTTTTTAGTAAGTCTTTATTA